CTACCCATCACGCCCACCTCTCAAACAAATCCAACATAACTTCTTGATGCGTGGCATACATGGCGGCCTCGCCACTGTTTCTGTATTCTGTAATCGCGCCGTTTTGTGTGATAGTTAACTTTGAACCCGGTTTAATATTGATATCAGGCGCAATCAACACCTTTACACCTTGCGCGAGTTCAGTAACGACCTGACCAGGATTTGCGCTTACAATTCGCTCGAACGAAAGTCTACAAGGCTGATTCAGAAGAACAACTTCTTCTCCAAATCCTGTGGACTTGTTTTCACGCAGCTTTTCCCTATATTCCGTGACTGTGCATATTCCAATGTAGCTCGCCTCAATGGCTTTTCTGACAGCTACCACTTGATTCTTCGATAACATACAAAGTCACCCTCTCCCTTTGTCATCAGATAGTTTAGCAGGTTTTGTAAGCGTTGTTCCGGTGTTTGTGAACTTTCAATTGCAAAGGTCACATTCGTGTCACCCGCCTGTACCTGCTTGATTGCCGTTTCTAGGTCAAATTGGTCATTCAGTTCTCCTGTCTGCTTCAAAGCAAACAAAAACTCACCGCACACCATATCAACAGCTTCAAACACCAGTCCATCAGGAATAGAACTGATATTACACGAATTCTTGATGTGATTTTCGACCTTTTGAATGGAAAATCCAATCATCCAACCATCATCTGCCCGAATGGTATAGCCGAGGGAATCCAGCCTTTTCAAAACCATTCCAATAAACAGTTTATCAAGGCCGGATTTCCCTACGACTTTTTTAATGGTGGCCAGAACTGATTGAAGATTCTCGTTACGCTCTGCCATACATTATCATCCTTTCACTTAACCTTTGGAAAGAATTCTTGTGATTGCAACCGCTTTGTGCGGAATTGCAATTTTGTCATCATTGATGATATTCCAGTTCGCACCATTCGCAAGGTCAACATTGCTTGCCGAAGCTGTGACTGTTGCGGGTTTTTCAAAAGAAATACCGTCAACGCCAACAATATAGCGGTCACGAACATATAATGTGTCCTGTCCACCGTTCACTTTCGGGTCACGGCTCATTTCAAACGGAACAGAATCCCCGATGTCATCAAGGATGATTGCATTTTCACCAAGAACATAAGTCGTGTATTTGGTATACGCCGCATCACCCGTGCCAACTTCTTCTGTCGGCATGTTGTCATCAATCAGAACAAGTCTGCCGTTCCAAGTCGCAAGCGCAAGCTCTCTTTCAATGCCGTTTGCATCATTGTAAACCATGTACTTCAATAACTTAATGTTTTCAAGGTTCGTTGCAACCTCACTATGCATAATTACCATTTTGAAAATATTCTTGTTATCGCCGCATGCTTTTTGAATCGCCTTGTTCAACGTAGCCGCCCCGACCATACCCGGTGTATCGCCTGTGGTTTCACCTGTAATGTCAAAAGTATGCTTTTCGATAAATTCCTTCGCCGCCTTTTCGCTGACGGATGTGCCTGTAATTTTCATGCTGTAAATGCCCTTTAATACTGCAAGAAGCATTGTCTGGCGAACCTCCAATTTGTAATCACCAATCTGTGCGGCTACATTATCCATGAAGTCCACGCCCGCAGTGATGTTCTTGGAGAAACTTCTTTCAGTCCAAGAATCCATACGGCTTGCTGTCACAAACCCCTGTTCATAAGTGCTTGTGGTCTGCGTTGTGATATCCGTACCACCATCATTATTCTGCGAAGTTGTACCGCTGATTCTGCCGAAATATGGAACGCGGGCGTATAACGAACCCGTCTGATTGCTCAATGCCGCAGCGGCATTCTCATTCCTCCCGATTGCTCCACTCTGTGCCAATTCCGTTTTTGTTACATTTGGAATCCGCTGTATGTATGCCCCAAAGGCCTGCGGATTAAAACTTTTAGAATCAAATTTTGTCATTTTTTCTCACCTTTCCTTTACTCATTCAATTTAGTGTCGGGGTTAGCCGCCATGTATGCGGCCAATTCAGAATATGTCATCTTAGACGTATCCACACGCTTGTCACCATCTTCATTGCCGCTCTCCCCGGGCTTTGCGCCCTTTACTTTTGTCTTTGCTGTCTGCGTTTCAAACAACATCTTAGAATCTTCTGCTTTAGCAAGTGCTTCAAGCTGTGCAGCCAACCCCTTAACTGTGCCATCATCACCAAGTTCCGCTTTGTCAAGGTCATTCAATAAAGCTTTGATTGCCTTTGCGTTTAGCCCTTTTACAGAAGCAATGGCGGCGTCAACCGCCGAATCCACTTTTAACTGCTTCAATTCAGCTGCATGAGTTTCATCTTTGGTCTTGTTTTCGGCTTGCAGGGTTTCAATCTGCGCTTTCATACCTTCCACATCACCTGTGGACTTCTTCAATGTCTCAAGCTGTCCATCTCGTTCAGCAACCTGGTCTTTCAATGTGGCAATTTCGGATTCAGCAGTGGTCAGTTTCCCCTGAACCTTATCTGCATCACCTTTTGCCCTGCCAATGTCCTGACTGTTTTCATCAAGAATTGTCTCAACCTGTTCCTTTGTCAAACCCATGTCCTCTAGAGTCTTACGTTTCATACTGTTACCTCCCTTTCATCTTCGCTTTGTTTTCGGGGGTCGCTTCCCCTGATTAGCGTCTTTTCTCGACTTCCGCCAGGTCAAAGTTTGCATGAAAAAAGCACCCTCATCAGGATGCTTCTTGTCATTTAAAATTCATAATGCGTCCACAAGCTAATTATCTTCACTGTTTTTTCATCCTCCAAAACCTCATAAACAAGCCTGTGTTTTATGTTTATTCGGCGAGAATATGCTCCCTGCAAACTCCCTTGAAGCTTCTCATATGGCGGCGGTGTTTGATATGGATTTTGTTTTATCAACTCAATTAACATTTTGGCTTTATTGTCCAACTTTGCCGCTTTTAGCTTGGGAATGTCGTTGACTGACTTCTTTGTATATACAACCGCATACATTACCACTCCACCTCGTTCTCTGGAATGCATTCCGTTATATCTGTATTAAGTCCTTCCACAATCTTATCTTTCATCCCGGGTACAGATGATAGATGCAATGTTTCCATCAACCCATTGTAATCCTCTTCGCTCATAATAACGGCATTTCCGTCTTTTGTGCTTATGTTCACAGGCTCATTATACTTAATCGTTTGCTCAAGTACCGAAAAAACATTCTTTCTGAAATTAGTAATGTTCGTATTAATCATATTATCGCCTCCTACGCGTACATTATAACGTACATTTTAAATGGTGTCAATGCTTTCGTACGTTATTATGTACGGTTTTGAAGTATTTATTATGATTAGTCAAAACTTAAAAATCTAAAAACACATACCATAATCCTACAGCGTCAAAAGCCTCTGTATCATGTCCGGCGTTCCACTGATATTAAACGTCCAATCACCATACAAAGCAATCTCTTCCGGGTCAAGATTGCCGAATTTCATGCGCTCAAAAATCCCGTCCGTCCGCTGTATGTCGCACACCATTTCAAATTGAGAAATCCCCCGTAAGAAATCCACATCAACTGCACATGTAGTTTCGGGTGTTGGCAGCAACGTTAGAACGCTATTATATGTTTTTACCCCATAGCCAGGTTTACCTAAAATGTTTACTCTTTGCGAATGTTCATAAATGCGCAGTTCCGGGGAACACTTGGCAAGCAGAATTCGCCTTCCATCCCTTGTTGCGTAAAGTTCTCCATTTTCACCATAGAGTGTTTCAATTAAAATCTGCATGTTAACCAACTCCTTATATTGTTCAAATCCACTGAACCAAAAAAGCACCCCACAAAAGGTGCTTCAATCAATCTTCTCTTCAAATAGGATGCCGTTGTCACCATCATATGGCGACGTGTGGATAAATTTGTTAAGCAAAATCTCCACAGGGATTCTGTTCGGAAAAGCTGAACATGTTGCTGTATGCACAATACGATGCCTGCAATTATTGCATTGTGGCGATATTAGCCCAGGGTCATCCCAGAACCGTTTATGCGAGTACGGCTTATCCATTTATTACACCTCCGTCATAAAAATTATATTTCCTTCAACCTTTTTTACTTCAAAAATTGTATTCATGTCAAATAAAATTTCATGCTCTGTCGGATTGAAAACACGAAAATCTCTACCCTGTCTACTTGTTATTATATACTGTATAGGGAAACTTTTGTCATATATTTCTACCCCGCTAGATGTAAAAGATGGCGCGACTCTTGTTTGCCCCGGCACATAAGCGCGAATGAACTCATCTACATCATCAATGCCAAAATCGGAAACCGACCTATACACCGTTCCTTCGTATATTGGCAACTTTTGCAGTGCCCGGCTTAAGTTTTCGGCCATTTCTTTTTCATCACCCGATAACGGAATTCCCGCCCGGAGTTTGTCGTTTAAAGTATAACTTTTCGCCGAAATGTAGTCAAGCACAGCCTTATGTTCTTTGTCCGTTAACGCTGAGACCATCCCATCCTTTGAACCACCATCAACAAACCTCTCCTGCCAGTCCTTATATGTCATATCATCGGGAACATAATAAGTATTCCCATCTTCATCCCGTGCAGCCCTCTCCCCCCCATAGTTATCTTCAAACCATGGCGCTGTTGTCGACCTACACCGAACATGAAAAGGCGGTGCAGTCACTCCCGGCTGAAAGTCCTTCATTGGAAAATGCTGTCCATCAAGTTCTTGACAAATTTCAGAAGTAGAAGAATCCAGTGTCGCTACAATCTCGTATTCTTCAACATCTAACTCGTTGAAACACTCTTTTTGTGCTGCGCTTGAAAAGAAAGCCTGTTCCGTCATAACCAACGCTCCGGCTCGGTGCTTGGCATTGCCGACCTTCTTGTCTACATACTTGGCCATGTTCTTGATTGCTTCATCAGGGGATTTCCCTAAAATACACATTCTGACCAATTCGTTATGTAGGTCATTTACCATTGAAGTTTTCGCTTGCCAGATTCGGTCACTAAAATTCTTACCGTCTGCCGCCCAAGGCTTTGAAATGAATCTGTCAAGCCTCCGTTCATCAATCCTTACAATATCCCATCCGACATTAAAACCTCTTTGAATCTCAAATGCCGACTGATAATAGGTATCTGTAAATACTCGCCGTGCCATTGTGTCTGTGATGTCCAGTTGATTGCCAAATGCTCTTTCAAACTGCTGCTGTGTCCGAATCTGCATTGCTTCTAATCTGCTCACATGATACCTTGCCGAAGCATTTTCAAGCTGCTTCATCCATACAGGGTCAATCGCATTCTCTGTGCCATACTTGATAAACTCGTTCACATCCCACTTGAATTCTGCCAATTCCTTTGCATTCAGCAGTCGTCTTGCTTCCGTAAGTGACACTTGATTGTTCTGGGCTACCCTGGATACCCAAGCATCAATTTCAGCCTGTATCTGCCGCTGTGCCTGGTTAAATGCAGGTTCAATCTGCCTATACGCCTCTTGTCCGTACGCATTAGCTGTAGCTTCGATGGTTTCAAATCGTTTTAGCCAATAATTACTGGATTTCGCCATCTAATCCACCCCCTGAAGCATCAGGCGGAACAATCGGATTAAAAGCAAATCCATATTGCTCTAACTCCCGCTGTTTTTGTTCTTCAATTCTCTGCCATTCTTCCAAGGGGTCATCTACCCACGGGTGATTGGCAACAAGAGTTCTTTCCGAAAGGATACCAACTGATTCCCGAATATTTCGAATAACTTCACTTTCGCTAATTAGAATATCACGGTTGAAAATCACTTCGACTTCTTCACCCTCAAAATCACCAACGCCTGTGTTTGCAAGATGCGCATTCACGAACCAAATCAATTCTTCAAACGCCGCCTGATATTCTGTTTCCATTCCATTTGCATCAAGGTCAATGTCACTGTACATGGATTGAATGTTCATTTGATTTGGGTTTCCAGAAAGGCGGTCATCTTTGGCATCATAACCTTTTGCATTTTCAATGATTGCTTTTTTGAAGATTTCCAAAATGACCTGATAGTTCTGTGAATTGACTTCCACTTGAAGGGTTTTCAGGTCACCCCCTGCGCCATCGACTGTCTTGACTTTAACCGCTCCATAGGTTGCTAGGTTGCGCCTGAACTCACCAAGGTTTTCACCATCATAGTTCACAAGGACAAGGATTGTGTTCCGTGCATCTTCTTCCATTTGATTCTGAAAGTTGGATTCAATTAAGTTCAAACCGTCCTGTAAGGATTTCACCATTTCAATCAATGGAATTTCCTTGCTGTTGTACTTGAACGGAATCAAAGGGATTTTTGACCAGTTGAAACCCCGTTCCAGTCCAACTTCATCAATCATAGTGAAATAATCCTGATGGAAGGGTTCAACAGGTGTAAGTTTGCCACTTGAGCCTAACTCAAAGTAACTGATTCCGGTATCGTCATACATTTCTACTTTTTCGATGACCTTTTCATTTCTTCCTTCAAGGACAATCACTTCATACACCCTGATTGCATAATCAAGAACAGTGTGTTCAGCATCAGCCCATCCAGGGATGATTTCAAAAGGTCTAAACCGCTTGAAGTTAAATTCACCGTGTTCATCATAGTAAAGGAACAGCCACCCAAGACCATTGTTCAGGCTATCTTCACCGATATTCTTCATCAGGCGAAGGAACTTCTTATTAAAAACCCGTTTCAATGTCTTTGAGTACTGTTCATTATCGGATTGAACGGAAAGCGGCTGCCCCAAAAGGTAGTTGTTCTTTTGGTCAACCATTTTCTTATACTGATTATCCACAATCCTGTTATTGGGAAGGTTGTAGACTTCTTCAAGTTCACCGTTCTGACCAATCACAGTCCTTTTTCGCGAAAGAATATCATGTTTGCCTATATAGTACCGCTCGCCGTCAATCATATCTTTTCGCCGCGTAGATAGCTTGAATCTTTGAATTTCTGCTACGATGAATTTCTCATCTGTACTTTTCACTTCTGTCTCAACTTTCAAGACTTTTTCAAATCGCTTAAATATATTCGTAAATTTGAACATATGTTATCTCCCCCTTTCGCGCATAATAAAAGCAAACCCACGATGTATAAGGGTTTGCAATCTGTTTTGTTATTAACTTGATATTATTCAAAGCTAAATGTATCGGCTAACAGAATTTTAGAAATCCCATACCGCATTGAATCCATACCATGCGAAAACTCATGGTCTGGTTTATCCGTGGGTTTTCCGCTCTTATCCCGTGTCCAGCAATAATTGCTTATCTCTTTTTGAAACTCAACACATTTGGGATGAATAATAATTTCATAATTCTGAATCAACTGTATGCCGTGGTTCACGCTGTCTTTTCCTTTTCTTGACGGTTCGGCTTTTATTCCTTCGTCCTGCAATTCCGCAATGGATTTCGGCTCAGCACAATCGCAAATAATTCTTTGTCCACCATAGCCCATTTTTTTTATCTGCTCTGCTATCACTCTGTTTGTAACGCCTGACTGATACCATTCATCAAAAATGTATATCTTCATATTTGTATTATCGACCAACTCACAAACAAAAGCATTCGGGTCAGTGAATCCGAAGTCCAGATTAAACGCGGCTTTTATTCCCGGTATCTTCCTGACTGCATCAACGTCAAATCCCTCTACCTTATACTTCTCGTAAATCAAGCCTTCTGCAATTCCCCAATGACCCTCTCCCTCAATCCTATAACGCCTTGGGTTGCTCTTCTGCATCTTCAAAAATATATTTTTATCCGATTCATCCAGCCACTCATTACACTCCCATGTGGTTGTTTTTGTAAAGGTGTCTTCATCGTCAGAATCGAAAAACCTTGCCTTTAACCAACTTGTTGCCGACCATGGATTAAATGTCATTGAGATTTGCTTGAAATAACCATCCGGCATCTCTCCACGAATGGACATGTCCAGCTTATTGAAATCCTCTTCGTTGCTTATCTCAAAACATTCCTCTATCCACACCCAGCAAAGAAACCCTTTATCAACAGAAATGGAGGTAATTTTTAATCCATCATCAAGACCACGAAACAAAATCTTCTGCCCTGTTGATATCCTTGTAATTTGCATTGGCGAGACAGTACAATCAAAAAAGGCATCCAACTTAAATTTATGGATTGCCCACTTCAAATCACTAAATACAGAATCCCGCAGCGTATTTGAATATCTCCTGACGCAAAGACCATTGCTTTCAGGGAACTCATACAACCGATGAATCATGTTTAATGCAGTTGTTTTTGACTTTTTAGAGCCTCTGCCTCCTTTGCAAAGCCGATATCTCTTTTTCGTGTTCCAGTAGTCAACATAACTCCCGCCAACCGCCTCTTGCAGCGATATATTCATAGCACCACCTACTCTTTTAAATCGTTTATAATGACCACCGGCTCAATCTCCAATGTCACATTGTCTTTATACAAGCCAAATCTTTTTCCAAGCAGTTCGGCCGCTTTCAACTTTTCCCTTTCATCAGGCGCTTTATCTATTCTCCTCGCGGTGGAATAACCTTCACCGCAACCTTCGACCACAACAACTTCAGAAGATGCTTGACCACGAAGGACAGAAGTAAGATACATCATGACTTCTGCGGCATCAGCAATCTTTTCACTGTGAAGTTTTTCAAGCTGTTCATCAATATAGTTTTTCAGTTCAGGTTTGTTCAGGTTTTCAGTACCAATGGAATGCGCTGTCTTTTCACTATATCCCGCCCGGATTGCCGCTTGTTTCGCATTACAATCAACAAGGTATTCATCACAAAACCGCTTTTGCCGTGCATTCATATCTCCTCTCTCCTTCCTCTTTTTCTATTTTCCGCATGAAAAAAGACAACCGATTGGCTGCCTTTTGAACTATTCTCACTATCCACAAAAACATAATACCACAGATTTACCCCTAAAAACTGCCAAATTTAGGCCATTTTTTGAATTTTACCCATTTCTCCAGCTACTGCCAACACTATTTGCGCTTTATGTCGTCGGTAGGTTCTCTCCGACATCCCCAACTCAGCACAGACCGAATAGATATCTTTTCGCCCCTTGCCGTAAACTTCTTTGAACAATGCTCTGTGTCCATCAGAAAGCATCTTGAGCGATACATCGATGGCATCCAGCACCTCTCGCATTGCTTTGATACTTTTACTCTCGTTAAGAGATATCGCCTTTTTCGCGGTGCTGTCGGAGGTTTCATTCCCCTTTGGCATACCATCAGACAGCATCGATGATGATTCTAATATTCTCTCACGTTCGAGCTCTAATTCTTTTTTATACTCAGCATAGTGGTAAAGTTCATATTCCACATAGCGGTAAACTTCTTTTGGTATCGTCATAATCTCTTCACCCCTCTACTTTCAATAATCCTCATTTCCGCAACCTACATCAGTATTGCTTTGCTCGCCTTCATCCATCCGTCAAACGGTATTACAATCTTCCTCAGTATTTCGGCACGGCTGCGTTCGTGCACCGCTCCGCGGCTCTCCTTCCAGTCTGGAAGAAAACAGACGATGTCGCATTCGTCTAACATCGCCGATGACATACGAATATACGCCTCATAGTCAAACCCCTCTGGCGGAAGTATCGCCGGATTTAATACAACGAACCCCGCCGCCGCCAGCTCATGTGCTGCATCCTGAAATTTTTGTTTGTACGATGGGTCTCCCGTTATTTTCCCTGCTAAATAAACTGTCTGTTTTCTCATTGCTTTCCCCCTCTCCCATAATCAGCATTTCCGCTTTTGCCCTGGTATAAAAATTCCTGTCAATCTCAAATCCATAGCAGCTTCGCCTGAGTTCTTGGCACGCTCGCAATGTTGTTCCACTTCCTGCCACCGGGTCAATTACAACATCTCCCTCATCTGTAAATATTTCAATCAATCTCTTTAACACGCTAACAGGCTTTTGTGTCGGGTGTATTTTAGGGACATCCTTACCGTCTCTTTTCCACTCGAACCAGTTGAAAATCATCTTTCCTTTTCCTGTTTCCTTTTTCCCGTTGTTAAATTTCGGCAGCTTGCCACGGTATAGCACAACTGCATGTTCTGTTGCCCCTACTATTTTCATATTCGCTTTTAAGACTTGCGCCGAATAGTTCTTGATGAAAAACAATGGATAACTATTACTAAACCCATATTTCTTGCCATACTCAATGACCATCGGCATTTGTTCAAAAGAACAAAATACAATCATCGCCGGAGCTTTGCCTTTTTCTTTGGGTTCTTTCACCAATAGGCGGCTACAAAAATGCATATATTCCGCAATTTTAAAATTATTGTCTGTGTTAAAAAATGACTTCCCCGCCTTTTTACTTTCACCTTGCTTATTGTCGCCATTTACATACCATTCAGTCGATGATGCATAGGCGTTAACCCCCAAGTTATATGGTATATCCGCAATAACCAATTGTGCTTTGGGGATATTGTATTTTTTATAGTTTTGGAAATTATCTCTGTATAGCTCGCATTTACTTGTTTTCATTTCATCCACAGGAGTAAACACGTGTTTTCTGGTCGACCAAACCTCTTTACTCCTTTTCCAATTTAGTTAAACTCATTCATCATCCAAATGCATATCTACACACTCAGGGCACATTAACATTCCTTCCCCCAAAGTATGCCAGCCCTCGTCATCTATCATTGCGATTGCATCACTCATCGAACGTTCATGCGGTAGAATTTCATTGCAGTAGTCGCACTCTATTGCGTAAAAATTACACACCTTCTCAATTGCCATTAGTCCCCTCCTATACTCTCATCAAAACGGTAGCAAATCCGAATCGTCTATCTCGTCATCCACTGGATAGAATCCCTCTTCGCTTCCTGTAGAATTTCCTGTAGTGCTTCCTGTAGGGCTTCCGGATGCTTTCGTCTCCTTCTGCTTGCTCTCGACAAAATGCTGCTCCTCCACTACCACATCGGTACTCCATCGCTTATTACCGTCTTTGTCATCCCAAGATCGCACTTGTAGTCTTCCAACAATAGCAACCTGTTGACCTTTTCCAAAATACTTCTCTATAAACTCTGCGCTTTTACCAAATGCAACGCAGTTAATAAAATCCGCCTCCGGCTCTCCCTGCCGTTTGAAACGACGGTTTACCGCCAGTGTATATCTCGCTATCGCTATTGGTTCATTGCCTTGGGTATATCTGACCTCTGGGTCTTTAACCAGTCTTCCAAGTAGTGCTGCTTTGTTCATTTGATTTCCTCCTTGTATCTATAATTCCTATTTTTATCTTTTTTGATATTGACAGTATATCCACCACACATTTGCTTAATTCTGCTAGCTATCGCCTCATCTACGTCTATTAATTCTGACAAATTCAATTCACTTGATATGACCGTTATTTTCTCGTTCTCATAACGATTATTGATCAGTGTAAACGCGTGCTTTATATCTGCTTCCGTGGCACTGTCAGCGCTTGTATTCTTGCCCTTAAATAAATCATCGATGTACAGCACTTTCACATTCTGCAATATTCCCATATGGCGATTATAATCAATATCATCATTTGCCATTGATTTAAGTTGCCTTGTCATATCGGGATATGTGACATACTTGAATGGATATGCCTTGTTGAAAAAATGATTGCAAATAGCCGTACAAATATGCGTCTTACCACTTCCAACTTGACCGCCCGCAAAGAAAAACTTCTTGTCTTTCTGGCTGCAAAATGCCTTTGCTTTCTGCTTCATCTCCCGTTGAAAGGCATTCGTTGCAACGAACGAATCAAAAGTCTGCCGTTTAAACTTCGACTCACTCAAGCCGCATGTCTTTAGAGATTCGAGCATATTTTTTTTAATCGTGCACTCACATTCCTCTGCCCAGTCAACACCTGATCGGTGCGTGAAAATAAATCCGACATCTCGGCAATTCTCACACTCATACGCTTTTGGTGGTGCCTTTTTGCGCAGTCCATCCATTCGCTCTATCGTTTTACTTATATCGCTCATGTCTTTTATGCCGCTCATATCAAATCACCTCCGTACTTCGATGAATCCGATTTCGGCATTTCGGGCAAATCTCTCATGGCCCATTGGAAACCCGCATAGTTGTTCGCCATGGATTTTGATATAACGCTAATAATACCCCGTTCGCCATGATTGGCAGAAGTGGTTGCTATCTCGCTTACTAGCTTTGTTAATCCTGTATTCTTGTACGATTCCCCACGTTCGGACTTATAGCGTAACCAGTCATAAATCGCTGTTTTGAGTTCGTCAGAAAAACCCTTGTCGTCCAAGAGGGATTCAAAATCTTTTTTTGCTTTAGTTTTTTTCTCTTTTTCTAGTCTCTTCTCTTCTAGTCTATTAATGGTATCACTTTGTGTATCACCCTGTGTATCACCCTGTGTATCACCCTGTGTATCACTTTGTGTATCACTTTGTGTATCACTTTGTGTATCTGTGTGATACACAAGAGAATTAATCGTATACATTGCCGATTGATTTCCTCCACGTTGCCTAAAGCTTATGTACTTACAATCTCTCAATTTATTTCTTGCCCTAAAAACAGACTGCCTATTCAATCCGCTCTTGATTTCCAGCACCATAATGGCTACAGTAAACTCGCTCTGCCAATTCGTCTTGTTTGCTACACTTATTAGGGCGTGCCACAAAGCAATGTCGTTAGCGTTAAGCCTGTTCGTCTCTAAGCTATCATAAAATGCATTAATCTCAGACAAATATTTCATTTCTTCACCACTTCTCTGTTATTGTTATTTCCGTCCTCGGCTGCTCACTATATCGCTTATAGGCATATATATCGACAATCTGCTTGTCATCCTCATAAGCCACCTTGTTCAAAGCATCCAATACCATCTTGATCAAGTTATCAATGTCAGGTTTTACTGTATGCATAACCCCGGTCAATAGTGGTTCACGCAACTTTTTAGACACACTTCTTGGCATCGGCATATAAAACTTTATAACCACCTCTAAAGGCTTGCCAGTCGGAATTATATTGCCGTATTTACTATCCCAACAATCCTTTATATGTTGTTCGTGCAATACCGTTTTTCGTGGTGTGTATACTCTACATCCTGACAACCTCGGTCTTGCTTTCGCCACAGGCACACCCTCTACCGTTAACTCAAATTGCATAAGCGCCCTCCTATAAGTAATTTCTCCCAATCAATTGCACAAACTCTTCCTTACTGTGGCTTTCTTCATATTTCTGCTGACATTCTTTCTTTAGTCTTAAATCCAAAGCACGCCCATCCCTGCCATGCACGCTATACGCTGTCTGGTTATGCAATGCGGGCAACAGCCATACCCAAAAACCATTTTTGTCGGAAATCTTCCTAGCCCCTGTGCCGAAATATATGTGATGTTTATGCAGTGGCACATCTGCTAATCTCGTGATATAGCAACATTTTTCTTTGTCTTGCAAAATGCTGTTACTGCGGCTACCCTGCATTTCTTTCTCCCCACATATCCAATAAACTCTCTAACTCTCTCGGCGACATCGTCTCTATTTCTTGCGCTTCGCAATCCTGTATTACGTTTTTAATCAATCGCGACATTTGCACCGTATCATATACGCTGCTGCCATAGTATGCGAATACCTTCTTACAGCCGTTTAAAGTGCTGTCTACAACCTCGGTAAACCATCCGGTTCCGTTAATGCTCCACAGGTTGCAAAAGGCTTCTACTGCTTTTTCTTGCAGTGCCATAGATTGATACTGCCCTGCTTCTTTGATATGTAAGCGATAGACTGTTTCCTTTGACACCTCTAACTCCTCAGCCAACTTTGTACACAGCACCCAAAGATAATCGTTGGCATCTAAAGAACGCTTTTTGCGCTCCTTGTCCACCTTAATCGCCAAGTTGCCGATTTGCTTTTTCGTAATCTCGTCTACACCTTTTAGAAGCGATTTCTCGTTTGCTTTGGGGATAATGAAGCTAATCTCCATATCTCCTTCTAACAAGTATTTGACACCCGAATATGTGCCTGATGTGTTCAAAATCATTCGGACACCTCCTGCGCTTCTTTTCTTGCCTTCTTTACGCAGTCAGGGCAGCATCCATTAAAATTTCTTGAAAATTCCACTGCCGTCACTATTCCGTTCTTTGTCTCTATTGTCACAGGCAAAGGTTTTTCGCACTCGACACAAATCACCTCATCGCTATCAGCGTCTTTTGTATCATCAATACAAAACAATCCGTTTAGTGCATACTTACGGGCATATGTGCTTGTACTACCTGTAAGCTGACTTGCATCCATACCTTTTTTATCATCCGATTCTCTCGCATATGCCTTTGTTTCAATAACCGCATTATCTCCATCTGCAACCCTCGCCGTCGCCTGTATGTAATATCTATCGCCGATTAATACAACCTCATCACTTACCGTCAGAAGTAATCCTCTCTCCGATAGAAGCGGTTTTACCGCCTCCAGTATATCTTCGGTACTTCGGTAGTGATACTTGCCGAAGGTATTATACTTGCTTTTTGGTGCTTTTAATAAACTCTGTACTTCTTTCAGCTTGCTAACAATATTCATCTTCCCGCCCCTCCTTCATACATCCATTTCTATTTTCTTCAATAATCGACTCCCATAGCTGACCTGCCTCTGATTCCTTTTTCTTTTTTAAGGCGCGCAGTCCATTGATTTGCTTGTCTATATCCATAATGTCCTTCAGGACAATCCCCATCTTCTCTAACTTGTTATATTCCGTCCACTCATGCATATCTTCTTTGCACACACTCATCACATCCAATCCAATCATTCTTTGCGTAAAACATGGATTCATATTCCTTGCTGTTGCAATTTGGACAAGCTGGATAATCAGGTTTACATTCCTGACACCCGTCGCACTCTCTACCGCTCTTCACACACTGGTATGCCATCCACATCACCGCCCAACATGGCT